TCATCGGCGTTCAGCTCCCTCGTCTTTCAGTTTCGCCATAGTCGCGTCCATTTTCTCCTTAAACACCAATTCACCGGTCTTTTCAAACTGCGCTTTGTTCCAGTTGTAAATATCGAGTAGGTTATCGGTCTGTTCCGCTGCATCTTTGCGTTCCTGCTTACGCTTTTGCACTCGACTCATTATCGGTTGTTCTTTAGCCGCCACGTCAACCGCCTCCGTTTCGTAGTTTATTAGATAAACGGTACTTCTAGCAGGCGGATACCCTTCGAGATTAAAGTCCGCCAAGAAGTCCTCCGCAACAAGCGCGCTTGCCACTATCGCCATATCCGACTCGAACGCCTCTAACCACTCGCCGTTAATCGCGTCATATAAGTCGTATTCAATATAATTAAAGACGGCTTCCTTCGAAACTTCTTCGATGTACCTGGCGCAGTCAATATAGAAAACGCGTCCCTTATAGCCTTCGACGGAAACTAGATCGCCAGTTTTAAAGACCGGCTTATGGTCCGCAAATTCGAGCGCATCTAGCTTATCGAGAATGGCGAACTTAGCCGGTCCTTCTCCGTTAGCCAACGAATCTGCAACGAGTAGGTCCCGTAAGTATTGAATTTCCGTTAATGATAATCCGCTCATTTACAGACGCCTCCTTTTTGATCCGCCCGCGAAGACGATTTCCCGGCATTGGTCAGCGATCCGGTCCGCCAACCGCGCTTCTCCGAAAACTTCCGGCAGAGCTTCCAATTTAATATTCGACGTATAAACGGTCGGCATGCGATTCGTCACACGGTGGTTGATTACGGTGTGTAAATCACCGCGAAATCCGTCCGTTGCTTCTCGTACGCCTATATCGTCTAGGACCGCGAAAGGCGCCCGTTTTGCCGCTTCTAGCGCGGCATAATAACGCTTTGCCGCCGGCTCTGCGATTGCGTCAGGAACACGCGGTCTATTAAACTCGTTGTATTCGTTTTGCCACGCATTGACGTCGAGAAAGTAAGCCGGTCGCTGGTCGGGCTGTGTACCACGTTTTAGTGCGCCGATATAATGTGCGGTCAAATATTCGTTAAGCAAAGCCGCGGCCGTTGTCGTTTTGCCGGTTCCTGATTTCGCACTGTATAAATATAGCGACTTAAGGCGCTCGGCCTCCGCGTCAAACTGGCGGCCAAACGTAGCCGCATAAGCATCCGCCGCCTTGTAAGCTCCGGGTTGATCGGCGCGAGCAGGCGAGTTTTTAAGCGTCACTAGGCGATAGTCCTCCGCCAGTCCAGCCGCGCCCGACCGTCCGCATGCGCCGTCTAAGCCGTGCAAGCCGAGGTATAGTTCGCAGTGTTTCGTACAATTAACGCCGCCAGCTTGGGCGCATTTGCTTGCGAGTAGGCATCGTGATTCATTCGTCATTCGTAGCCGCCTCCTTTCGGTCAATTCTTTTACGTAAAGTTCGTTCTTTCTTCGAGCGCATCTTTTTATCTTCGCCTTTAACGCGTCGTTCATTGAAGTTCGCCTTCCATCCGCCGCCTGTATAATAATAATCGACGCCGCCATAGCTCTTTCTTCCACCTGTTTTAAGCCAACGATGAAGCGTCAATTAAGCGCCTCCTTCCGTCCTCGAATCGTCAATAATTACAAGTTCGGCATTACTTATGAAATCAAATCCGTCGTCATAGTAATACGCCCCATCTTTAATGTTTTTTATTGTTTCTTCGTAGAACTCAACTCCGTTTGCTTGCCTTCCCCTAACAACGTCACCCACACGTACTTCTGTCGGCTGCGGCGCGTTTAGATACTCCGCCGGCACTTCGAGTCCTAACGCACGTCTTAACGCAATAGCCTTCCCGATGTGTACGTTGAAGCAATCGTTAGGTGCGCATTTTGCGATTCCTCTTCGTGCTATATTCGTACATCCTCTTATTTTTCTCAGGTCAACTACTGTTCTTTTAGATTCGTTTACAATGAATTCGTGGTCATGTCCGCGATCTTTAACGAGCAGTTCCCTAACGTCCTCTTTCGCCTTCTCAACGATCTCATCCCGTTTCTGCTGATCGGACTTCTCATACGTACCATGCGCCGCCTCAATTTCCGTATCCAAACGACCTTGATCGTAACCGTTTTTAAATGAACGTGTTCTGAGCGCCTTCATTACGGATTCGCTTAGCGCAACTAATTCGTCATAGTCCATTTCGTCTAGGTTCGGGGCTGGCGTGTGTTCACCGACGATGACTTCGTATCTTCTATGCGAAATCCCGTTGAGTATCCCTACTAGCACACCTTGTGATTTTGCTTCTGTGACCGTAAACACATCGCCGTTCTTGTATAAATACTCCCTATTCTTATCATCCGTAATCAAAATCCGCTCGCCAACGTTTGCCTTACGTTTCTCCGTCTTATATTGCGCCATCCTAAAACAACTCCCCGTAGTTTATTTGCGACTGCGCCGCCGCCCTTTGATCGTCTTCTTCCGTCTGTTTAACCGCTTTTTGTTTCGCAAGCAACGGCGGCAGGTGCCGGTCTCGCATATACGAAAACATAAATCCGAAGTTGCAGCCGGGCCACTGAGCCGTCGGTTTCTTAGCCGCAAAGCACGCGTCAATGAAGTCCCGAACGATAGACGCCTCATATTCGTCAATCATCGTCTTTAGGTTCCGCGCTTCCATGCCGCGATTATTGGCGACGTACTTAATACCGTAGACTTCGAGGTGGCGGTCGTGCAGGTAGACGATAAAGTCGCGTGCCGTCCATTTATCGATGGGTTTATTTATTTCGGGCATTCTCCCGTTCCTCCTTACGTTTTGCGTCCGGGTTATACTCGAGCTGTAATCGGCATAAACCGCGCGTTGAAATAGTTACTTCTCCGTGGCGGTCCCGATAATTTTCGTTCCAAGTCGTATCAATCGTTAGTAAGTCTCGATTCATTAAACGCTCAGTACCTAACGCCTTCAGTCGTTTATATTCCTCTTCGGTCGTATAGTACGTAAAGTTTCCGCCTACTCGATATGAACCTTTCACGATATATAACGGTTTGTCGTACATTACGCATTCACCCCTTCGATTTTGATGCCGAGCGTTTCGAGCGTGTACCTGATGGCGTCTTGTATATCGTGACCGGTTGTTTCGTCCCTGGCCGTGTGTAATGCCTCGATATAATACTCGTGGAGGTCTTCTTCCGGAGACTTACCGATTTCATATCCGTTAATAAGGGCGGCGGCGAGTTCGATTAGGGAAAGATCGTAGATAGATCCGCAGTCATGTCCGAACATGTTTTTCATTAATCCTATAGAGTCGTCAACATACATTTTCAGTATTTCGCTTTCACCATGACCGGCCCTTAAAAACTCGATAGCTTCCGCCTGCTCTTTCGTGATTTCTGGCTTCATTTTAACGCCTCCTTTTTATATCCGCGACCAATTCTTCGATTACGTAATCTTCGTCGACGATAAACTCTAGCTCACTACACTCCGGAATAGAGGCGTATATGCCTTCGCCATTTCTTACAATAGTTTCACCGGTAGATAGCGAAATTTTAAAACCTTCATATCCCTCCGGCCTCATTTTGCGAGTGGATTCAAGCCGATGCAAATACGTTTCATTCTCCGCAATAAGCGCCGCCATTGCCTGACGTAATTCTGCGATTTCTTGATCCTTCGTTTTAGCCACGATTTAACCGCCTCCTATCCGTTTTATTTGTCCGTAGTATTAGCGCCCTCGACCGTCAGTGCAGCCGCTAATTCCGTGCGAAATTCCTGTACCATTTGTGCGATCTCGGCTAAAGAAGCCACATCCGACGTTTTGATCCGTCGATTCATTACGTCCAAGACGGCGCGATCAATGGTTGGATGATACGAAACTTCTCGCCAGCGCTCGACCGGCGTTGGATCGGCGTCAGGGTTCTCGGCCAGTTTCTTCGCCCAGCCCGGCGCTTTGGTCGGGTCGGTGAAATAGCGTTCATTTACGATGATGTTGTGGACGTCGGATGTAAGTCGGTAGTCGGGTGAGATCGGAATTTCAATCGTCATGATTATCGGACTCCTTTTCGTTTATTGATTTCCGTGACTGTTCCGTCTTTGTAGAAAATGCGCGCGTCAGGTGTCGTCCAGCCGTATTCATCCGCCAAAAACTGTCCGTATTCTTCGATATCGCGGAATTTAATCTTCCCGCTGAATTTACGGAAGATGTTTTTCTGCCAATCAGGCTCCGTATGAATTTCGTAAGCTCCGTATCCATCACGCCAAACTTTCTCCGCGTCGCCTAAACCGTCATATACCGAAACCTCGTATCCGTTCTCATTGATTTCTGATAGATCGACTTCATTTCCGGAATACCAACGATCTCCACAACAACCGCAATCAACCCCGTCATCTACTCCGTTAAAATAAACGCCTAGATCCTCCGCAATAGATTCGGATTCAGAGTAACTATCCGCTTCAATAAATAATCGGTGACATAACTTTTCGTTTACTTCGAAATGCCCGCCGCTGTTATTTTGTGAGTATTCGTAAAACGCCATATTACCGCCTTCTTTCCGTTTATTATTTAAAACCGTAGCAATTCGTTCGCTTAAGCCCACTCTTTGCAAATATCCTTTATCGCGATAAATATATCTTTTAAATTAATTTTCTGCGCGAAAGGTTTTGATTGAGCGCTATTATTAGTTTAGTTAAATGAGTATAGATAACTGAGTTTAGTTCGTCTTCAAACTGTGAAGTACCTTACTTCAAATCGTGCAGGGGGCTATTATCGTTTTTTGAAGTGCCGGTCTCAACGAACCATTCCGGCGGCTCCCACAACGTATATTCATTCGATGTCTGACCGTTTGCATTCTTCCGTTCTTTGACGTCAATGAGGTCGAGTTCCTTCAGCCTGCGCAATGCTTTCCGCACCGTATTAGTTGAACAGCGACACTTATCCGCGATAGTCTGAACGCTTGGATGCGACTTCTTACTCGTATTGTCTGCGTAAAAACAAAGAACGGAGTATACGAGTTTCTGAACCGGCTTATCTAAATACGTTTCGTCTGCGATAACCGACTTCGTTACTCGAACGAATCTATGATCGTGAAAGTCGATCGGGCGTTTGGCGGTTGTCATGACACTCTAACCTCCTCCATCCTTATACAGTCTTGAATAAAAGAATCTATTTCGTCGTACAGATCTAATCTCCCTAATGATTTCAGATCTCTTAAAAAGTCTTTAATACTCACCAAATTTATTCGTGAGTCGGCGCTGCGTATCGGTTTATCTATGGCGTAGATAATAGTTAACTTGTCTGTATGTTTTAAGTATTTCTTAATCGTTGAGCACCGTCTGTTAAACGCCGTACTTTTGGATAATTTAGCGTCAACCCATCCTATATTTTCAACAATGAAATCAGGTATACTATCACCAACACGAACTTGGCATTGTACTTTCCCAGGATAAATAGCATCTAAAACCCTCTTTACTAGGTTTTCAAACTTTCTCCCGTATAAAATAAAAGTTGAACGACTTCCACAATCGACGATTAGGTTGATGTCGAGTCCGAAATCCCTACAAAGATTACTTATATTTCCTTTATAGAATTTATTTATATAATGTTTTATGTGGTATCTACCTTTAGTTTCTAGAGTAGAATAAAGCAACCCATGCGGAAAGGTGTCCACCACATACGCGTCTAAAGCCTCCCTTTGAGCCTTAATTAACGATTTGTTTTTAACTTTCTTGAATTCAATGTCCGACAAGTTGTAGAGCTCTTTGATATCTGCGATACTATAATCGTTCTGAATTACGCGGTAATTATCGTCAACCAAAAAACATCTATTAAGCTCAAATTCGCTAGGATTCCCGGGGTGCGGCGGTAAAAGTCCGTAGGCAGTCAGTGCATTTCTAACACTACCGAAAGCCCTTGTTAACCGTTTACGGGTGCTTTCATAGCCTTTCTGCGTCAACTCTTTACGAATATTCGTGATGTCAATGCCAAAATCAACAAGTATATCCAGTAACTCTAATGCTTTTTCTTGCTTCTCATTAAACAAGAACCCTCACCACCTATCTACTGAATAATACCCGCCGTAATTTTAATCCGCGCAAAACTACCTAAAAATAATTTCGGCATTAGCCGTAAAACAAAAAAATAACCCCGCCGTTTTAGACGAGGTTTTCTTTTACACTTCGAGAGTGTCGTTTTTATTCGCTTTGTTAAACTGCTCCACAACTACATCGTCGACATAGTCGAGGTATACTTGCGTAGATTCTAAGTCGGCATGGCCTAGTATTTTTTGTAGTGAACGGATATCGCCGCCGTTACGCAGATAATTGATCGCAAATGTATGACGCAGGCTATGGATACTCGCGCGGCATTCTCCTTTAAGGTTCGCCAATCCAGCGTACTTGGCCGCTCGCTTGCGTAAATGTTCCTTCGCCATTTCATCACCGTACTGATTTACGAATACCTTTTTTGCCTCTCCGAAATAGTCTTCCGTTTCTAATAGAAGTTGATGGAGATTTTCGGCAACTTTATCGGTTATCGGAACCATACGATTTTTACGATTCTTATTGATTGCGCCTGGCAACATAAGAACTTTATTATCGAAATCAACGTCGGATGGTTCTAGACCCTCTAGTTCATTCGACCGAAGCCCGCATTTCAACGAAAGGTAAAACGCCACGTAGTCTCTGAATCCCGCAAAAGTATCCTTATCGATGACGCTGAAGAAACGCTTTACCTGCGAATCAGTAAGACTTTTAACGACGGTCTGATCGGTACGTAGCTTCGTCACACGAGCGCAAGGACTCTCGTTGATAAGGCCGCGTTCTACCATCTTACTGAATAACGATTTAATACCGCCTAAACGTATGTTAATCGTTACTGGCGACAGCCCTCGCTTTTTTAACATTATCGTAATATAAGTATGAAAGTGATCTTCGGTGACTGCCGTAATTGGCATCGCAGGGTCTAACGCGGACACGTCTAAAAATTCGCCGAAATGGGCGCAATAGTCTCCGATCGTTCTTTCTCTAAAATTCTGCGCGGTCATAACGGTAACTACCGCATCTAATGCGTCTTGTATTGTCGTGAATGAGGACCGAATTCGATCGCTACTTACATCGCGCCTATTACGCACACCTTGCCGTCTTCTTGTAATCGCCAT